TTTCAAGAATTCCTCCTAATTGTTTCTTGTATGCAAGAATAGTATCAGTGTCAATCATATTACCACCTTTGTAACTAGATTTCTTATCAATCTTTTTCTCGGTCTTTTTAGTGTCTTTCTTATCAGTCTTTTTCTCGGTCTTTTTCTCGGTCTTTTTAGTGACTTTCTTATCAGTCTTCTTTTCAGTTTGTTTTTTTGTTTTTTTAGAAACCTTTTTCCCTCCATCCATAAATCCTGATTCGGGTTTTTCAGATGGAAGAGGAAGTTCTACATCTTGAGTAACCACACGATCGCCTGTAACAGCAGGAGGCCTTAAAACCTCTGGTTGTTCAATAGGTGCAGGATTACTACCAAATACAGCGTCTTCTACCTTTCCTCCTTTTGTATACTTGCGTTTAGATACTACTTTTTTATCTTTATTGCTACCTTTCTTTTTAATAAAAGGTGATGCGTACTCTTGCAATCCTAGTAATAGACCGGTTGAAATTACAGGTGCTAATTCAACAGATCCTCCTTTCTTTGATGACATATCTATCTATATACTATTTATCTTAGAGAAATTATTTATGCCTTTGCGTAAAATATAATACAAAAGATATAGCTGTTACTACACATAACACATTAATACATATAAACATTGCTATATATGGTAATAAAAACCATATAATATTTTTTACAATAGGTTTAAGTAATTCTGTCTTTATTTCAGGTCTTAGTTCAAATTCTTTTGAGCAAGTATTCATTATAAAGGATAAAATTTGATTATCAGTCTCTATCATAGTTGCGTTACTATTTATAGGAGAAATCCCTTTTTAAATTATAGACGACTAAAATTAATAGAATGTTTAGTTTGAACTCTTTTAAAAAAAGGTCTAAATACTTTCACGCTGAAGTACTTGAAAATAATAATAAAATACAACTACCTTTTTTCAAAATAGATTTAATCCACACAACACCTTTATCCGGAGATCAAGGATATATACTTATATTTAAATTACCTAAAGATGATTGTAATTACGAACGTATTATAAATATGGAAAAATACGCCATTAAACAAATTGTAGAAAATAATAAAGAATGGTTTAATAATGACTTAGATGAAGAGAATATCATAAAAATGTTTAAAAGCTCTTTATCAGGTGATAACCTAGTAGTTTACTATTCATTTAATAAACCTCCTAACGGACAGATTGATGATTTCGATAAATGGGTTGTCACAAATAAGTATTCCTTACCAGTTTCAGTTACCTGTAAAATAAAATGCGAAGGTCTTTACGTTTATCCAAATAAATGTTTGATCAGGTGGATTGTTAGTTCTATAGATGAATACAATGATGATGATGAGATAGATGATATGATTATAGACAGTGAGGAAAGAATAGAAATTAATAATTACTGGGAGGAACAATACAAGCAGTATATAGATGACAAAAATAATGAAATAAAAAAATATTTAGATAAAATTGAAGATTGCAAAAATAAACAAAATGTAAGTACTATAATGTTAGATAAAATAAAGAACTCAGAAAGCATAAATGAATGGAATGCTAAAATAGAAGAATTTAAAAATATGATAATGTCTAATAAAATAGATTAAAAACGAATATTTTCTTAAAAAATTTTATCTAATAGTAGTAGTATAATACGATATGAACACAACTAAAGTTATAGTTCCTTTTGCAATTCTTGTCGTCTTAGTTCTTCTTGGATTCTTATTTGTTACCTACAATAAATCTGCTAAGAAAATGAACGCTGAGATGTTTTCAGAGTATGATATATCTGATGGTATTCCCGAGTATAATGATCCTATTAGTGTAGCTGATAATGCCACCGCTAATCCTTCTAATGCTAGCGGACCTTTCGGTGGAATTGGAGGTTCTGATCCCCATGGAAACGAGGTATTCAATCCTGTAAAGTCTGGAAACTCCACTGACGCAACCGTACCTGCTCCTTCTTGCTATCCTCGTGATCGTCTTAGTGCCGAAGATCTTTTACCCACTGACGCTGCAAACTCTAAATGGGCTAAGATGAATCCTATGGGACAGGGTGATGTCAAAGACCAAAACTTCTTAACTGCTGGATATCACATTGGAGTTAATACCCAGGGACAATCTCTTCGTAATGCTAATTATCAACTCCGAAGTGAACCCGTTAACCCTCAGGAGCCGGTATCTCCTTGGAATATTGCTACTATTGAACCTGATGTTAACCGTAAGCCTCTTGAGATTGGCGGTGACTACTAAATTTATTTGTTTTTAGAATTTTATAAACAAAAAATATATAAACGCACCATTTAAAGATTTATGACGATTTAAAACTAATGGTTAATAAAGGTAGTGATTTATTATTAAGTTCTCTAACAAAATTTTACCAAGATAAAAATGAATTAGTGATTTGTCTAGATAAAATTACTAAAAGTGAATTTGAAATATCTCTGAGGGTAATTGATTGGTTTGTTACTCATTATTCAAAAACAAATAATATTGTATACTGGATTGATGAAAAAAATGATAAAATCTATGAAGATTTAAATAACATTAAACCAGAGTTTAAGAAAATAAATTTATATTTAGATTATCGTTCCCAATTAAAATCGTATACTAAAGGGTATTTTGACCCTTTTAGAAGACATGAAAGGATATCTTTTGTTATTAAGGATAAACCATTTACAGTGATAGAAACAACAATAGGGCAATTGAACTTTTTTAGGTGGATCTTTCAAAATAAAGTATTGACTTATCTTCTTAAATATAAAAATCAAGTTGAAAAAAGTATGAATATTGAACAAAAAACTAGAAAATCAGCCAAAGAAAAAGGTGATAAAAAAGTGAGAGAGAGTAAATTAATAAATAAAACATTTATTCAGAATAACTGTTTTTTGAAGTTTGATTAAATAAGGTATACATTTTTATTTTTTCGTGTAAATTTTCTATATTTCCATCATTTATAATGGTAACATCTCCTTCTAGACTATCTATATGATTTTCACATTCATACTTAATTGAATTATTAGGGCGCTCTATTTTAATAACTAAACCATTCCTTCTACGTATTTCTTGTATATCGTGATTATACCTTATATCAGTAATAATAATGTACGGAGATATTTTATTTTTATCATAGTCGTCATATAATCTTTTAGTAAAGAAGTCTTTTCCCATAAAATCCATCATTGAACTCGTGAGATGTTGAATTGTTTCTCTCGGACTTTTATTCCAACGTTTATCTACGACATCTTTATCTGAAGATTCAAATTGTTTCATTGTAAATCCATATAACTCGCACAAGGCTACTTTTAATGTATAAGATAACTTGACTTTTACATATTGTTTGTAATCTTTAATTATTAGGTCAGCAACAGTATCCTTTCCAACTCTGGAACGACCGAGTAGTCCAATTATTTTAACTCTACCTGTCATAATTAAACAAATATATCAAAAAATGTTTAAATTTATATCCATATAAGGATTATTAAATGATATAATATATGCTACTACGAAGTTTTAGTATTAACTCCAGTATTTTTTGCAGGAGTAAAAAATCATATCCTAATAATTTAAACAATATGGGGGGTAAATCAAGGAGAAATAAACATAATTATGATGAAGATTTCTCTCTTGAAGGATTTCCAACATCATTATCGTCTAATGATTCTTATTATATAGATGAATATATGAATAAACAAGAAGACCATAAATTACCTACTCTTAATAAGAACAATGTTCAAGTAAAGCCTAGGAATGAAAATCAAAGAAAATATTTAGAAGTTCTTGAAAGTGATAATAAATGTATCGTGATTGCGGTAGGTCCCGCAGGTACAGGTAAAACAATGCTTCCCAGTCATATAGGTATAAAAAAATTACAAAACAATGAAATTGATAAAATAATTATTACTAGACCTGCTGTATCTGTTGAAGAACAACACGGATTTTTACCCGGAACATTAGAAGAAAAAATGGAACCTTGGTTAAGACCTGTATTTGATGTATTTTATCAGTATTACACTCCTCCGCAAATACAAAAATTAATACAGAACCAAGTAATTGAAATATGCCCTTTAGCTTACATGCGTGGAAGAACTTTCGAAAATTCTTGGATTATTGCAGACGAATCTCAAAATATGACACCAAACCAAATGCTTATGCTGCTAACACGAATTGGAAAACATAGTAAAATGATTATTACAGGAGATATTAAACAGCACGATAGGGGTTTTGAACAAAATGGTTTAAAAGATCTTTTAGATCGTTTAGACGTAAAAAATATTAGTGATATTGAAGTAATTAAATATAGTTCTAGTGACGTTGAAAGACACAAAATTATTAAAGAGATTCTAAACATCTACTCTTAAACATACTCATCCATAGAATATTCAACTGTTGATAATAACTCTTCACCCTTCTCCTCCTCAGCATCATTTACAATCTCATCATCTTCATTATTTTTCTCGTACGTTACATCTTTCTCAAGACGAAACGGAGCATACTTGTTTAAAATTTCAATAAATTCTTCATTCCATACTACTTTAACAGGTACCATATCTTTAATGAATTCATTTGCATATTCTTTCTCACGTTCAGCAATCTTCTTTAGATCTTTATTTATCTTGTTAACTCTTTCTTTACGGATTTTTTCTACATTAGTGCGTACATCATCTATATTTTTAATTGTTTTTGTTACCCTATTGCGACAATTATTAATATCAGAGTTCATAGAATTAATAACAACTAATCTAGACATATCTTATATTATTAATATATGGATATAAAAATTTCTTTAATTACATTTGAAAATTCATATAAAAGGTATTAACGTCTAAGAAATAATTAAATAAACAATTATAATAAATGAATATACCTAAACAACAATTACCGATAAAACAAACGAGTAATTCTAAAAAAATTTCTACATTAAGAGTTTGGAAATTTGCAGGAGAATTTCAAATAAGGTATGGTATTCAAAAAGATAAGAAGAAATTTGGTAAATGGTTACGTAATGAATTGATATCATTAGGACCTGCATTCGTTAAAATAGGTCAGTTTCTATCTACAAGAATTGATTTATTTAATAAAGATACTATAACATATTTAAAA